TTAGTTGTACTCCTGTAGGGAATGTAGTTATGGAGGAAGTTAGATCTGTATCAAAGCCTACTTCTATTGAGGTTCCTATTGCTGCTGTATTGAGTATAGGTGTAGAGGTTGCTTCTGTAAACGATCCTGATACTACTCTAGTTACCAGGAGGGATTCCCCTCCGCTATTAAAATAGTTTTCTGCGGATACGGAAGTTAGGTATGTTACGTTTGTATCTCCGTACTGGCTTCCAAATACAAAGGCGTCTCCGAATGTATTTACATATTCGGAGTAGCTTGTTATTAATGTTGGTATGTTTACGGGACCCTTAACGGTAGGACCTATTATTGCTGCTCCTACCGTTACTGGTTGTTGTCTTACTTGAGAGGTATCTATTTCTCTAGAGGATACCCCGGGTGAATTTAAATATGCGCTCATTTACCTACCTATACTTATGCTGGGAAAGCTGCTCCTGTTGGAGTAATGTTAAAGTCTAGGTATATAAATTCTGCTGTTCTTGTTGGTTGTACGTATATCTGACCAATTAGTTGGTTTCTATCAATCACGTCGGCAGTATTATTACTATCATCCATTACTACTTTAAAGGCATATAAACCTTGTCTCTGCTGTATACCTTCGAGATACGGATTAACTTGTGCAAGGAAGTTATTTCTAGTAGCTATAGAATTCTGTTCGAATACTAAATTATTTGCTATCTGTGAGATGAAAGATTTCATCGCAATTAATAACCTTCTAACGTTTACCCTGTCTAAAGCACTTGCTCTAGTCTGTAGTGTCTTTTGTCCGTATACTACAACTCCTGTTCCAGGAAAAGAAGCTATTGGATTTACTTTACTAGTGTATAGTGTATCTCTTGTTGATTGAGCTAGTTTTCTTTCTGGTCTAACTACTTGCCCTAATCCTCCTCTATTAATACCTGCTGGTGCGAACCAAGGATCTGATACTGCATCATTGTATGCGAATACTCCACCCATTACTGTTGAAGCTGGTACCCATACCTGTGTTCCTGTATCAGGATCTATTACTTGTACCCATGGCCAGTAAGATGCTGCATAAGATGTATTTCTACTTTTTGCTTGCCCGGTTACTGATGTTATTTCCTGTCCGTATTTTACTAGATCTAATACGTAAAGATTATCTCCTCTATTTTGTGTATTAGATATAATACTTGTTACTTGAGATGTATAACCTGCGTTATATAGTCCTGGTGTTAATAAGATGTTGAATTTATAATCGTCAGTATTGGAAAGTAGATTGATCATATTTGTATAATCTGTTCCTACTACTCCTTGTGTATTTGAACTATCTATCGTACCGTAGAAATTAGCTCCAGCCATTACTCCTCCTTCTGCATTTTCAAATCCACCGTTTGTAGCTAGTGGTATAGAGGCAGTAAATGCTGTCTTAGCAGTTCCTGTATTGTCTAGGTAGTTAGGGGTAGGTGAGTTTACTGTGCTTACTCTTAAATATTTTGATGCTACAGGATATGAACCTACAGTCTGTAGGTAGTAACTTGTACCGTCTGCAGCATATGTAAATGATTGGTCTCCAATTCTCTTTGCTACGTAATTTGTAGATAGTGGATCTAATGATAGGTCAGTCCAGGTTTCTAGTACTACTTTTTCAGTTGTATTATCGTTACCTCTTCTTACTAGAAGATCGAATGTACCAGATCCGGTATTTCTATTTACTATTTCCCATCTTACATTATCTACAGAGCCGCTATCCATTGATCCGTCTGAGTTTAAACTAGAAGAACTGTTCATTAAAGTACCTTCTGCTAAAGTTTCGAATGTTACTGCTGCGGTACTAGATTCTCCGTACACTGTTGCGTTAGCTGAAGAAAAGGATCCGGATGTAACTCTTGCTACCAAGAGGGATTCTCCTCCGTTATTGAAGTAGTTGTAAGCTGCAATCGAAGTAAAGTATGTATATACACCGCTACCGCTAGTTAGGGTAGTTCCAAATACGTTTTGGTACTGGCTATAAGATGTAACTACTGTTGGAACCTCTACAGGTCCTTTTACTGTCGGGCCTATTATCGCTGCTCCCACTGTTACGGGACCTTGGGTAATAAAAGACTGGTCATTCTCTCTTGCGAGGACACCTGCGGATATTAAAGTTTCTGCCATTTTGTTATACTATTTAATAATAAATAGATTGATTTTTTTCGAAGTTTTATTTCTAAGGCAAAAAAGATTACCTTTAGATATTATCTATATTTGACGTTGTCTCTGTGTCAAAGGATAATTTGCTTGCTTTGCTAAATTTCTTTATAGAGTTTATATCGTTTTGTTTTGTTTTTGGTACTAGGTATCCGTCTAGTTTTAGATCAAAAGTACTTCTCACGACCCTCTCACTGTCTGCAGTTAATTCGGCTTGAAACCCAAATTGGCTTATATTGGCTCTAAACTTAAATTTTTCCGGGTCTCCCCAATAAGAGTCGGAAGCGTATTGTATTGCTTCAACTACTTTATTTTGGTGTTCTATATAATAGGTGTATAGTATTACCTTGTAATTTAAAGTAAGGTAGTCAGGAGCTACTACAGCGTAATATTCTTTTTCCGGTACTCGGTTATTTAGTATATCGAAATTCGAATATGCATTTCTTGATGAATAAGTTTTACCTGATACTACATAGTTGTGTGGAAGGTTAGCGTCTACTTTACTTGTTATTCTATTTTTTACGATAGATTCTCTTTTCAGTAGTATTAAAGGTGCCATAATCGCTCCTTTTATATCTCGTAGGTAACCGTCCCTCTGGTAAGATTTCCACTTTTCAGGAGATGAGAACATTGCAGGTACAGGGGTTATTTCTCCGTTCTGCAGTACTTCTGGTTTTAGTACTTCGTTAATATAGTAAAGAAGTGCTTCGTCGTGATCTTGAAGAGTTACGCTTAAAGTTTTACCTTTCTCTCCTTTCTCTGATATTTGATTGGCTCTGTTCTTCTCTCTAGGTATTTCGTTATTAGGATTACCTCTACCAGCATCGAAAGGGTTAACTAACGAAGTACTTATTTCTCTTTGAGTCTTTGGTGTAGGTTTTCTATTACTCATTTACCGTAGGTTCTTGTTATATGTGTTTTAAGTGACTTCTTTAACTTAGTAAATGCTTCCTCGTATTTTACAAGTTTACCGTCGCCGGGATTATCTTTTATACCTTTTTGTAGATTCTCTAAAGCGTCGTCTAATTGATCAATAGCACCTTTAAGGGGAGTTGGGGTTATATCCCATTGGACTGTTCCTGTTTCCTTATTAACCACTTTCGGTTTAGAAGAAATATATCCTACTTGATTTTTTTCTAATATTAAATCTATCAACTTCATTCTTTATAATCTCTGTTTATCTATACCTACTTTATCTGCTGGTACATAGTGAGCATTGCATATTACAGATAAACTCGTACCGAAGTCTTCTAATCCTGTCTCTAGTGGATTTGCCCCTGAACTATCTTTATTCGGATAGTCTGGATTCTTCCCTACAAAAAGTTGATTACTTACTACGTTATCTACTTCATAGTATAGATCTTTCCACTGTATTATATCTCCCTGGTCGCATACTAATTGTATATCTGTTAGATCATCTCTTAAGAATCTAAAGGTTAGGTTCTGTGCTATAGTTCCAACTTCATCAAAGGCTGGGGATGATTCGTCTCCTCTTTCTATTAATGAATATAGTAGTGTTGGTTCTTGAAAAATCCTTCCTGTAGATGCTTCTCCGTAGATGTTAATTTTCGTTTCAACTAAATTGTATTTATGATATACTACCTGTTGAGATATTATATCATGCATCAGTTCACGGTTTATGTGTCTGAATAAGCTTATGTCTCTTGCTTCTCCGTATAATGCCATAATATTATCCGATGAAGATTGGTTGTGGTACTAGGTTTAGTTCTTTTTGCTTATAATCTGCTTCTAAAGATCTTCTTTCTAATAATTTTTCTCTTGAAGTTTCTTCTAAGTAGCCTCTCAGTCTTTCTATTAGTAAATTCTTTTCTGCTGTTGCTGCTGTAATTAAGTCTGCATGATTAAGAGTAACTTCAGCTCCTGGTATAGGAACTGTTCCGTATTTTCCTCTTACGTATCCTAGAACTTCTTTACATAGTGCTAATGTATATTCGAATATCCATTGCCTGCCTATAGAATTAATTTCTTTATAAGTTGGGTTTTTATAAGGTACATTAGATACGTTAGAAACTCCTCCTGAAGTACCTGGTGCGTTTATTGAATTTCTTTCTGATTCTTTGATATATTCAAATCTAAGCTTTCCTCCTGCTTCGGTTGGTATTGGGAAAACTCTTAATTTATTATTTATAAGTTCAAAAGTATATTGAGATTTACGTACTTGATCGTTTAGCTCGATAGCTTGTATTTTTTGAAGATCATAATTGATAGGCATCATTAAGAAATTAATTGCAGGAGACATATTTCCGAATCCAAATTGATCCATCATATTCTGCATTCCCATACCAGATCCAGCGTAGGGATCAAAATATCTTGTTATTGCTGGAGGTGCTTCATAAAAAACTCTTTTTACTTCTATTCTATCAGTTGAATCTAGAGAAGCAGATTCTTGAGCCCATGTATTGAGATCGTAGTCTTGTACGTTTGATGTTAGAGCTAAAGATCCTGTATACCATGTTGTTGTTCCTCCTACTCCTGCTTCTTCACCATACTGGTGAGACATTCTTACTATTGAGGCAAAGTTTGGCTGTATTACGTCTGTATTTAAGGTGGTAGATGTAGTCGGGGTTCCTTCTAAAGATAAATAATCTTGCCTTACTTTATATGCATAAATTTCATTACCGTAAGCAGTTACTGCTTCTTCAAAAGCTGCATAAAAATTTACATCTTGTAATTCTATATTTTCGATTGGATATCCTAATCTACGAGCACAGAAGGTTACGACTTTGTCTGCGTCGGTTTGAAACTCGTAGTCATAATCGTAAAACCCAAAAGGAGTCTTTCCGGGGAAAAAGCGTGAAGTTCCGTCGTAGATTGCAATATTAGCCATATGTTATAAATAGGCTGCGGCTTACTAATAATTTACTACACAGTTACCTTCTGTAGGGGATCAACTCCGTTTTCACAATAACGGCACATATCGTAACAAGTATTTAATTTTGGAATAACGTCTTCATATTCTTGTTCAAACAAATTACCGATGATGTAGCTTAAGGAATAATCCATACAGCATAGGGATACATCTCCATTTGGCAGCATAACGTTATGGTATAATTTTTCTACGCACCCACAGGTTTTAGGGTCTTCTCCGTGATAGACGGATTTAAACATCTCCTTAATATTTAAGAGTTCGGGTTTTAGTATCGCTTCTCCGATTAGATTACCTGCTCTAGACCACATTTCCGGAACTCCTACGTTGTTAAAT